CGGTGGAATCGTGCGGCCAGAATTCGCGACGAATTCGATCGGCGTGACCTCGCGGCCCTTCCAGGCGTCCCACTCATCGACGTCGCCGGGCCGGTTGCTGTCCCAAAAGCCCAACACGTCGAGGACGCGCACGTACGCGTACCGCTCGGCGATGATGTCGAGCTGAGTCGCGACGTCGAGCTGCCCGATCGCCTTGCCGTGACAGTAGGCGCTGAAGGCTTCCATGTAGTGACAGCCCATCAGAATCCGCGGACCCGTCTCGTCACTGACGACGCGATCGATCCGGTCGAGCACGCCGGCGAGATAGTTGGGGTTGAGGATGGGCGGCGGCGCCCAAAACTTCTCACCCGAGAGGAAGAATTCCCACTCGCCGGGTAAGTTGGGATCGTCGCTGACCTGGCGCACCCGACTCGCGGGGCCGCCGCCCTCGGGCGCCTGCAGGTAGCTGCCGTGGTGCGTCTTGAAGCAGACGATCGCGTCGTCGCGGACTTCAATCTCGTAGCGTTCCCATTCGCCCGAGCTGGTCGCGCGACAGGTGACCGTGCCGTCAATCTCGGCGGTGAGAAAATGCCCATCCTCGGTCTGCAGCGAGACGGTCCCGTCGTCGTTGTGGCTGACGGTCCACTGCTCCCAGGGCCCCGCCTCGATCCGGTCGGCCATGACCTCGCGCCCGCCGCCGCCTTCGGCGCAGAGGTAATACCCGAGCGAGCTCTTCAGGGTCGTGACGATCGGGTCGCGTGTGGGGGTCATGGTCGGCCTTTCCGGGTGTGCGACTCCGCGACGAGCGCCGCGGCTTTGTTGAAGATGTCGATGCTGTTGCTCCCGGTCCCCGCGATCACGATCGCCGCGGCGTAGAAGTCCAGCAGCGTGATCGCCTCGGGATCGATCGTCTTCTCCAGCCGGAGGCGCGGCGGCGGGACCCGATCACTCATGACGAGCCACCCACAATCGACCCGCCGGCAATCAGGCGGCGGAGTGTGTCTTCGAGCGAGAACCGGACACTCGACGCCCGCACCATGAAGCGCGGCGCGAGGCCGGCCGCAATGTCAATCTCGGTGATCGTGACGTCCTGGATCGTGAGCGTCTCGGAGATCCGCGGCGAATCGAGATCGATCACGACTTGTTTCCCGCTCTTCGTCTTGAGGTCGCGCGTCGCATACGACACGGTCACGATCGGGCGGCTGAAGAGCGCCAGGTCCGCGTCACAGCGTTCGATGAGCGAGTCCTGGCCGCGGCGCTCGTCCGTGAGGAGGTACTCAATGATCCCGTCGCCGCCGGCCCGCGCCGCCTGCTCGGCCTGGGCGAGCGTGTCGTCCCGCTGGACCCAGATATGGACGGCGGCGCCCTTGAGGATCGGTTTGACGATCCCCGTGACGCCGAGGAGCATCGGCGCCGGGATCGCCTGCTGGCCGTAGAGGACCGTCGTCGAGATGGCGCCCGCGCCGGTCGCGGGAATGCCGGTGAGCGTTTGCGCGCTGACCGCGGCGTAGCGCACGACCTGTCCGCCGCCGAGGATCACCCAGCCGCCGCCCGCCCGGAAGGTCGCCGCCGCGGCGACCGGGAGCACGGTCGATCCCGGGTTGACCTGGCCTTCCGGCTGGCGGAGGCCCGAGGTGTCACTGATCGGCGCCGTCGCGCCGAGGAAGGCGTCCGCCGTGACATCGATCACGCTGCCCGCCGTGTTGCTCCCGACGACGTGGGTGCGATAGAGCGGGGTGAGCCCGGCCTGGGTGCGATAGACCTCAATATCGGTGACCGCCGTCGGCCCCGCCGGCCAGGTGACGGTGACGCGATTGCCGACCGCCGTGCTCGTCGTCAGGGCATTCGCGCCGAGGCCGCTATTCGCGAGGGTGTCGGTAAAGGTCGTGCCGGTGTTATTGGCGATCGTCGTGACGAGCTTGAACGTTCCCGCGCCGTTAAAGCGCCGGTAGAGTTTCCGCGCGGTGATGCCGGCGGGGCCGAGCGGAATGTTCGAGACGGGGACGCGCTGGACCGCGGTCCCGGTCGTGTTGCCCGTCGGCGCATCGGCCCCGACCGCCGTGCTCGGTTTGGTGTCGAGGTAGGTCGTCGTGGTGTTGTCGGGAATCGTCACCAGGAATTTCCAGGCGCCGCCCGTCCCGCCGGCGCCATAGCGCCGATAGAGTTTCCGCGCCGTCGTCCCGGCCGGCCCCGTCGGGATGAGGGTGACCGGGATCTGGTTATTCGGACTTTGCGCGAGGACCTGGACACTCGGGCCGCCGGGAGTGGTTTCCCCGTTCGCATTCACGAGCGTCGTGACGTAATCGTGGTAGCCGTCATCACAGCCGGCGCCCGCCTGGGCGAGGCCGACATAGGTCGCCCCGGGCGGCGCGAGCTCGCCGACCGTCGCCGAGGTCGTGACGGCATTACTGATCGGGCCGGCGACCGTCTCGCCAAAACTCGTCACGAACGCGACGGCGTAGTCGTGCGATCCCTGATCGGGACCCGTCCCGCTGATCGGCACGCCGGCGAGGGGCGCGCTCCCGGGCGCGGGGACCGCGCCGACCGTGATCGGCACGCGCGGGCCGGGCAGGGATTTGCCCAGCGCCGTGACGAAGACCAGGGCGTACTCGTGGACGCCGCTTTCGATCCCGGCGCCGGCCGCGAGACTCACGCCGGGCGCCATCGTGGGACCGGCACCCGGGCCGACGAGCGTGCCGCCCCCGGCGAGGGCGACGCCGGTATAGGCGACCTTCTCGCTCTGCGCGCCGTCGGCCGTCGTCGCCAGGATCGCGAGGCCCCCGTAGGCCGGAAACGTGACGCCGTCCTGGATCGGGACGAGGGATTCGCCGATCGCCAGGTCCGCGCGGACGTGCTCGCCGTAGCCCTTGCCGTAGACGCGCGTGCGGAGCTGGCTACTGTCGACGTTCGCCTGGATGGCCGGCGTGTGCAGGAAGCGGTGCGTCTCGTCGATCGGATCAGGCGCGGCGGTGAGGTCTTCGAGGAACAGGTAGATCACGCCGTCCTCGACCTTAGCGTAGCCGCCGATCGCCGTCGCCAGGCGCACGAGCGCGGCAATGAACGTATCCGCGCCGTCGAAGACGATCGAGACATTCGGGAGCGCGGCGGCGATGCCGGCCGTCGAGAAGCTGGGCGCATAGGTCGCGCTGATGGCCTGGGCGATCGTCGTCGCCGAGGTGTCGACAAACGTGCCGAAGGGGCGGCGATAGTTGGCCTTGGCGGTATCGTCGATCGCGGTCACGGCCCAGGCGACGTGCTCGGGCTTTGACTCGAAGGCCTGATCGACCGTCTGGACCTGGCCGGCAAAGAGCACGCGGCCCTCGTTGATCGTGATACGCAAGGACTGCCCGACCGCGGGGCCGTCACCTTCCATGACCAGCGTGCAGGTATTCGGGGCGTCGTTCAGGACGTCATGGATCGTCAGGCCGGCTTTCCTGACCCGCGTATGCACCGGGACGCCGCCGATCGTGATCGCCGCATCCGAGAGGATGCCGAGGTGAAACGTCCCGCCGTCAAAGGCCAGCCCATGAAACGGCCCCTCGATATACGAGCCGAAGACAGACGGGCTCGGCATGGCTCAGGCCGGATCGGTGACGAGCGGTTGGGCGTATTCGATCACGAGCCCCGCGTCGCCCAGCGCCATAACGTCCGCGGGGCTGAGGGTGATCGTCTCGGGGAGTCTCGTGAGGTCGAGCGGCTCCACGGCCAGCGTCACCTCGAGCGCGGCCAGCTCCGTCAGGCGGGCCGTGAAGGTCTCGACGTGTTCCGGTTTGACTTGCACGACCGGGCCGGCGTCGCTCGGCTTCTCCTCGCCGAGTTCCTTGATCATCGCGTTGCGGAGCTCGGTGAAGTGATCGATCTCGACGCCGGCGAGCTTCGTCAGCTTCGCGACCCGGTAGGCGGCCGTAATCGGCAGGGCCTGCGCGGCGAGGCGGCCGAGAGCGGGCGCGGCGGCGGCGAGCGTCCCGAGCGTCGTCGTGATCGGCATTTACGGTAGACTCCCGTGATGGCTGACGACACCCCGACCGTCGAAGCGGCGCGGACAAAAGTCATTGACAGCAACGGGCAGCGCCTGTGGGTGGACGCCCTGATCGCCGCGGTCCGCGCCGAGCGGGCGCCGGAGCTGGCGCGGCTGGAAGCGGCCTGTCGTCGCCTCGACTATCGGCAGTGGCAGCAGGCGATCGACGACGGCCGGCGCGCCGAGCTTCCCGTCTGTTGCGCGTGCAGCCAGCCGACTATCTCTGGCGGATACGTCTGCGACGTGTGCTTCGCCGCCCGAAGTTAACCGAAGCTTCGTTATCATTTCCGGTAGACTCCCGCGATGGCTGACGACACCCTGACCGTCGAACAAGCGACAGAACAACTGCTCGACGCCATTCGCGCCGGGAACGTCCCGCTGCATCCGTTCATCAATCGCTTGGTCGTCGCCGCTGCTATTGCCGGGAAGGCGTGTACCTGCGGCAACATGCAACGGGCGGGAGGCCGCTACGGCCATCTCAACTGGTGTCCGTTGTGGGTGAACCCCGTTCCCGAATCTAGTTAACCAAAGCGGCGTTATCCGACGCCGCCTGATCCCGGCGGAAATCATTTCGCGACCCAGCCCGTCGCGACGCCGTCGGTCGATTTGACATACAACGTCGTCGTCGCCCCGCCGTCCGTGCGGAGAAAGACCGCCCCGCGACTCGCGACCACCACCCCTTCGGGACTGCCGGTCCCCGCCTGAATGCTGGCCACGTTCGCAATAATGATCCGCAACGACGCGGCTAAATTGCCGTTTGCCGAAATGTTGCCCGCCGCAAAGTCCCCAAACGCGAGGTTGTCTGCCGTCACCGCTTGCAGCGCCGCCCCACTGCGCTTCAGCGCCGGAAAGGCGCCCGTCGTGCCGCCGAATTGCAGGAGCGAGAAGTTATTGTTGGCGTTGTTCGCCAGCATGATCGTCCCGTCGCCGAGCGAGGTGAGGCGCGCCCGCCCGACCATCCAGATCCCAAAGTCCGGAACGCCCGCGACGAGTTGGGTACCCGTGACCGTGCCATTTGACGCAATGTCGCCGGCCGTCGTGATGCTCCCCGCCGCGCCCGGCGCGACGCCGACGCCGAGCGAGGCGACTTGGAGGTTCGTCGCCGGGCCCGCCGACGTGGGCGCCGCCCAGACCGGCAGCGCGCCCGCGCCCGCCGACGTCAAGACTTGCCCCGCGGCGACGGAGTTCAGATGCGTCAGCGCGCCCGCCGCGCCGGCCAGCAGTAAAGCGCCGACGT